TCGCCTGCCTCTCCGCACTAAATCTGCGTATATATATTCCATTATCCTATACCTCGCTTTCTACCGCTACGCTTTCGTAAATATCCGCAAGCGCCGCCATTATGTTTTCCTGTTTCTCTTCCTGTTCTTCCACTCTCTCGTAAATGTCTGCAAGCGCAAGGGAAAGCGCCTCATTATCAGTCTTTAACTGCTGCATAGCAGGGCTTTCAAGCTCTGCAAGTGCCGCTCTGTACTCTATGTACTCTCCCGGCGTAAGCTGTGCCTCTTCATATTCCCACACCTTAACTGCGTCCATTCCCTCATATACTGTCTTGCGTTCAATATTTCTGCGTAGATAAACCACACTCTTGCTGCTTGTTTCGTCAATACTCTGTGGCTTTTCCAGTTGTGTGCCTCTTACTTTTTTCCAAGTCAGATTTAGCATTTTCTGTCTGCTCCTCGTATTATATAGTAGTAATTTTTAGAGACCTTCTCCAAGGTCTTATTAACTATTAAATCATAGTCTCTTCTTTACCTCTTCCATAGGTTTGACTATGATATATAAGATACTGTGGGTTGGTTTCTTGCTCCTACCACTTGATGGTTTTAGAAAGGCTCCAACCACAGTCTCTTTGTACATTTGTTAATCAGTTAGATACCGCATGACGGTTTATTTAGAACGAGGTTACAATCGCAAGGAGTACCTGTGGTTCTAAAACAGTATCAAATACATACATAAGGAGATTTTTTATGATTTACGTAGGAATTGATGTTGCAAAGGATAAGCATGATTGCTTTATCACTAACTCTGATGGAGAAGTCCTTTTCAAAGCTTTTACCATCGCAAACAACCTAGCTGGTTTCAACAGCCTTTATCAAAAGATTGAATCCGTTATGGAGAACACAACTAAAGTAAAAGTAGGGCTTGAAGCCACCGGACACTACAGTTACAACCTCCTCGGATATCTCATTGATAAAGGTCTTCCCACCTATGTTATCAATCCGTTACATACAAATCTGTACAGAAAAAGTCTAAGCCTTAGACAGACGAAAACGGATAAAGTAGATGCCCGCACGATTGCTTCCATGCTGATGTCTGATGTGAACTTAAAGTCCTACTCAGACATATCATACCATAACGAAGAGTTAAAGTCATTAACTCGTTATCGCTTTGATAAAGTAAAGGAACGCGCCAAACTCAAAACTTCCGTTTCAAGACTTATCTGTATCCTGTTTCCTGAACTGGAAAAGATGGTACCTACACTTCATATGGCATCTGTTTATGCAATGCTTTCTGAATTTCCCGGTGCAAAACAGGTAGCAAACGCACATCTTACCAGACTTTCCAATCTTCTTTCTGAAGCCTCGAAAGGTCATTACGGCAAAGATACAGCTATCACATTTAGAGAGGCTGCCAGAAACTCAATCGGTTCAAATATGCCAGCCAAATCAATGGAATTAAGGCATACAATCCGGCTTATTCAGGAAGTTGATTCCGAAATTAACGAGATTGAAAATGAAATCAAAATCATTATGGATGAAATCAATTCTCCAATCCTAAGCATTCCCGGAATAAACTATCGCATGGGTGCCATGATTATTGCAGAAATCGGTGATTTTACCCGTTTTGATTCTCCTGATAAGATACTTGCTTATGCAGGTTTTTCACCATCTACATACCAGTCAGGGCAATTGGATGGTGCCCATGCCCACATGGAAAAACGTGGTTCCCGATATCTTCGCTATGCACTATACAATGCTGCCAAATACGTATGCCATTGGGACCCGACATTTGCCGAATATCTAGCCAAGAAACGGGCTGAAGGCAAACACTATAATGTTGCTATTTCACATGCCGTCAAAAAACTGGTACGAGTCATCTATCATTTAGAAAAATCAAACCAGCAATACATCAAAGCAGCTTAAATCTTTCCAACTTAATACTCCTTTTTTGAGCACCGATAACGATGCTCTATTTGTCATGCAGTTTTCAAAGTACAAATATATCTGAAATACATTTCTGTAATTCATTCAAAAAATCTTCATTTTAGACTTGACTTTTAATAGTTAGTCTTTCTACTGTTTTCTTTCTTTTCTTTCCTGCTTACTATCTCTTTCAGTTGTTTTACCGTTACTTTCGGCTTTATTATGTCCTCATACAGTCCGTAGCTGTCGCTATTCTCTATCCAGCCCATATATGAAAGCATACTTGTTGCATCGTAAACGCTTGGCTTTTTCTTTTTGCCTATGGCGTTTGCTTTGCGTGTTATGCGTAACATGAGGCTCTTGCGTAGTATTGTCTTTTCCCGGTAAAACCGAAAACCTAAAAAGTCTAAAGCTCTGCCCCTTTCTTTTCCGTTTCGGTCTGTATATACCATTCTGAAAAGCTGCCAATTTCCTTTCATTTGCAATTTAAGCTCGTTTGTAAGATAGTCTGCTATCGCCGTCCTTGCTCTGTGTAGCTCCTTTTTGTTCCGTCCAAATATAACCATATCGTCCAAGTATCGCACATAATACTTGATATGGAGACTCTCTTTTATATAATGGTCTAAATCTTCAAGCAAATAGTTTGCAAACCATTGTGAAGTATAAAAGCCTAAAGGTATGCCCTCGCCGCCGTTCTCAATGATAATGTCCAGAAGCTTAAGCATACGCTCGTCCGCTATCTTCTTACGCAGACGGCTTTTTAATATATCATGGTCTACACTCTCAAAGTAGTGCCTTATATCCATTTGCGCGCAGTATTTCGTATTCTTGCAATCCTTTCGCACCCACTTCTCAATATATTTCTTGCTATAATGTATGCCTCTACCCGGCACGCTGCCGCAACAAAATACATACATTCCCTGCATAAATACATCCTTGCAGGCATCTATAACGATATGGTGTATTATTTGGTCGAAAAATCTTATCTTTCGTATAATTCTTTTCTTTGGTCTTGTACCCTCTTGTATTACCGTCTCTCTCGGTAAATGCGGCTTATAACTCTCGTTAAGCAGAATGTTGTATATGATATCTGTGTATCGGTCTATGTTTGCAAGTATCCGCTTTACATCCTTGCGCTTTCGTTTATTTTTTGCCGCTATAAGTATTTCTGCCTTGATGTATTCTTTATCAAGGCATTTATCATATAAATGCTTTTGCGTTTTCATTCTTTCTTATTACCTAAAAGTCTTTCGCTGCTGCTACTAAACTCTCCCTTTATCGGTTCTATTTCCAGCAAGTGCTGACGATATAACGGTGCATTATCAGATTGAAATTGATAACAAGAAAGGCGAGCGCCAATGTTCGTGTTCGTGTTCGAGGCGGCATTGTTCAAGTTCAAGCAGAAAAAGCCCAAGAGAGCCGCATTGTTCCAGTTGCCACCGACAAGCGCCACAGCGCACCGTTATACCGTTACTCTTTCGTATTCTCTAATTATTCCGGGGCTAACCGCCCCGTGCCCCGTTAGCGGCTATGCCGCAGGCTGTTCGCAAGAAAGGCGAGCGCCAATGCCCGTGCTCGTGCTCGAGGCGGCAAAGTTCAAGTTCAAGCAGAAAAAGCCCAAGAGAGCCGCATTGCCCCAGCTGCCACCGACAAGCGCCACATAAGTTCCGGCGCTTGTGTTATACCAAAGTCCGTCACACTCGTATGTTGTCTCGCTTCCGCTTGCCTCGTATGGTACTGTGCCGTAGCTGTTATCCGTCTTGGTCTTATTTATATAGCCGCCACTCGTTCCGGTAAGAGTAAGCCCTGTATTGATAAAGTCAGTTCCTGTGAGATTATAAGGCTTTGTCATTTTAATGCGTATGGAGCGGTTGATTGCAATACATCCCTGTATCCTATTCCAAACATTGCCCCACCAATTCTCTAAATAAAATACCTTAACAGCATTTGTGGTACTTTGAGACTGCGAATATCCAAAGAACATACCTTTATTCTTAAGTTCTCCTGTTGCTGATGCAGCACTTGCGCCACCCCTACCGTATCCGTACACTTCTTGTGCATTTGTGTTAAGACTCATAAGAACCAAAAGCCCACATATTGTATCCCACTCACACCAAGCATTTGTTGTATAATGCTCTCCGTTTGCGGCTGCGTAATTAAGTTCTGTCTGCGCTGTCTGCGATACACCTACTGTCTGCCCGGCAAGACTACGCATCTTTGAGTTAATGTAACTGCCCTCAAACATTCCTATACCCTGCCATTCCTCAACGGTGCCGTCCTCTCTTGTCCACATATCAGCCTTGTAATTCTCGTTAAGCTGTATATTGCAGAAATAACGATATTCGTAATTATCATCCTCATATTTATACTGCCATACCGTAGGAAAAATAGACATTGCGTTGCCGTCATAAGCTGTGTTACTTATATCGCTTGCCGTTCCGTCCAGCTTTTTGGCTTGGTCGGAATGGTCCAATTCATAGTCAAGCTGTCCGCTGCTTTTTACCATATAAGGCTTTGGCATAAAGAAAGCATTTGCATAGCCGCCATAGTTAAACTCTCCTGCTGTAAAGTCCATTTTTGCAGGCGTAAGCCCTACGGACATTTCCAACGCCTCTACTCTTGCTCCGGGTGCGCTGTCATTCTTAGCTTTTTTGTATCCGTAAAGGATATATGCTTTTGGTGTTACCTTTGCCCTGTTTTTTACGGCATAATCATTGTTCCATATTCTTAAGCCTGCTGCCCTGTTATACAATCCGCTGTCAGAGTATGGAAAAGCGCATAAATAATAGTCCTCATCATTATTAAGCCCTGTGATTTCAAGTGCTGTATCGCTGTATGCTCCTATATCTGTGTTGTCGATAATCAGCGTGCCGTCCGTCTCGTCCACAGGATAACCGCCCTGTTTCATAACGATTTTTACGCCCTTAACGCTACATACTCTCTGATTGTCTATAAAAGTGTCCGCAGGCTCGGTAAATTTAAGTTTTATCGTACCGTCTCCTGCTGCCGGAGAAAAAGCAGCCATATCCTGCGGCGGTATTCCTGTTAATACTTTGTCGCCTATCTGCTCTGTAAGCTCGTCAATAATTTCCTGTGCCTCACTCCAACTCATAACTGTACGCCTCCACTATTCTTTTATTTGTGCTGGTTGTTTTTGGGTAAAAGGTTGTTGTTTTGGTGTATTTAATTTCTGTGTCCGCAGGGCTTAGCGTTTCCTTGATAACCTTATATCCGTCCTCATTTGTTCCCTTAACTATCGTAAGTGTTGCCTCTGCGTTTGTTACCACAATACTGCCGTCCGGCATCCACTCGCTCTCTTGATTTATCAGACCGTAAAATCTCTTAAATACATCCTCGGATAAATCGGCTTTTGCTTTTTCAATCTCTACCTGTAAATTTCCGGCTACCGTTTCGTCCAATATGTCCTTTATCTCATCCACCCACAGCAAAAAATCTGCTTTCTGCTCACGCATCCACTCCGTCATGTCAGCTTCTTGCATTTCCGTCCAATTTTCCATTTCGGAAATATGCTGCTGCTTAAACTCAGTAAGGTAAGCCTCAAATTGATTAAAAATTTCTGTGGTGTCTGCCTGCTCTATAAGCCCTGTTACCACTCCGCACAGGTCATTGTTGAGCCTGTTGTCTGTAATGTTTGCCTGTGTTATACTTACTGCGCCGCCCGGTACGAGAATATCTGCAATCGCTATCTCGTAGCAATCCGCATTTCTTGTGATTGCCGTTGGTTGAGGCTGTGCGCTGTATGAACCTTTAAGCACCGCTGCGTATGTATCTCGGTTTGTGTAATCGTTTCTTATGACAAGTCTGTCAATTCTTGGTAATGCTCCGTCTGCTGTGTCAAGTATAAAATTTAGGGGCGCTGTGTTTTTGTAGCCTGCGCCCTCGATAAATGCACTCCCTTTTGCAAGCGTTACATTCATGCCACCGCCCTCAGAAACCTTTAGGGCGGTTGAGTTTGTGTAAAATACGCCGTTACCTATGAGCTGTGCGTAATAGTTTCTAAAATCAGCCGATTTATAACGCCTGTCATGGTTAACACTACCGTATGGAAAGCTCCATTCTCCCATTTCCTTTTACCTCACTTTCCTACTTTTTGTTTTATTTTTTCTATCAGCGTAGGTAGACTCTCTCCAAAAGTTACCTCTAAAGTATCTTGTCCGTCTTGGCTTGTTTGACATATCTTGGTTATCCGGGCATCTATCTTAATTCCCCAGCTCCTCTCTATGTCCGTCACTATATCGCCCACCATAAAATCTCTTTTATATTGCAGATTTTGGCTCGCGCTGATTGTCGCTACAAAGCTGATGCGTTCTCCATAAGTTTCAAGCTCTCCGTCCGCTTTCGTTGCTATAAGCTGTAAATATTGCTCTATCGGTATCTCTGTTTCCTGTCCGGTATCGTCCTTTGTTTTCCTGCTTATATCCGTAGCCTCGATATAAAGCTCGTCTCTGTCCCAGCCTGTTAGCTCTGTGCCGTTTTTCCACACCTCAATCTGAGGTCTTATATCGTTTTCGTCTGCTGCTCCCTCAACATATGCTACATTTTTCATGTCCTCAATGCACTCGGTATATTCCAGCTCATTTACATTGTCGAAATCTCTTGAAAATATACAGGGCGTGTTACCCTGCGTATTTGTTGCTGTTAGGTCTTTTCCTTTATACAGCCAAAAGCCGTACCGTCTTGCTCTTTCGTTTACGAGTATATCAAAGCCCAACTTCCCTACAAGCGCCCTGTTATATATCTCGTCCTCTGCGTCCGCTCCAAACTCTGCACTATACTCTACTGTGCTGCCGCCTAGGTCATCCTGTGCAAGCATACTAAAGCGCTCCGCTTGGCGTGCGCTGTTTTGTGGCTCTGTAAAGTTTTCCGTCACAATCCTGTTAATTATGTTTTGGTTCGTGTCGGACATTACCAGCTTTTCCGTGAGCTTTCTTTTGGAGAGCCATTTTTTTAGAAAACAGCCTTGTACTTCTATCTGCTCTGCTCCGTCTATATCCTTGGAGATATAACGATATGTTATCTGCATAGCTCGCCGCCACTCTCCGCTTTCGTCAGAATACTCAGCGCTCTCTCCATGCCTTACGATAATATTGCCCTTTATAAGCAAGGCTATATTATTGTCTGTTTTTGGTGCAAGTATCTTTACATCTTCGTAGTCGCCCTTATTCCAATATGAGGGCTGCCATATCGTGCTTTTTGCCTCGTCCACAATTCCTAAAGGCTCTAACTCCCTGTTAAATATGCGTAGCTCCATAGCTTATACCCCCAAATACTTATTAGAGTGGTAAAGCGTAACCTCTAAGGCATCTACTCCGCTCTCTGCGTCATATCTAAATATGTTGTCGCCTATTGTAAGTTGCATGAATGTACTGTCTACATCCACATATCTAAAATAGTCCTCGGTAATGCCGCCTCTTAAGAGCGTTGCGCTCTTTTTCCCATACTCCGTATTAACTGTTATCACATCTCCAGATGTAAGCTCTGCGTTTATCTGTATATACTCTCCTGTATCCACATTTAGCAGTATAGGGTTAAGCAGCGTGCCTGTTGCTCTAAACTCTATCCGCATACCTGTGGATACATCCCCCTCGTTATATACATCGACTATTACATTAGGCTCTCTGTAATCAAATTCTATGCCTATCTCGTCCTCTGGTAAGCCCTCGTCCTCTGGTATTTCTAGGTCAAACTCAAAAGAACCTATCCAGCTTGCAATATCCGCTTTATCGTCCTGCTCTTCTCTCCAAAAGGGAGACGGACACTTAAACTGTATTGTGAAGTCATTAAACACTTTCTTGCGGCTGAATACAGGCGAACTGTCTACCTTGCAATCAATCACTCGCACAAAATTGTTGTAAATATATGTCAGAGTGCCGGAAAGCTCCGGGTTAAGTACCTTAAGTGCCGCCCGGCGCAGCTCCAATACCCTGTCTTTGTTGCGTTTGTTTATACTGCCTTTTATATCAATCATTCTTGCGTCAATCTTTTGCCCTGTAAGAGTCTCGCCGTGCTGCCCCATGGAACTTGATGTATAGAGCGTATTACTTATGTCGCTTAAGCCTGTTACATCATTTGCTACATTGACAAAGTAAGGACTTAAAGCGGAAAACTCTATGCTTTCGCCTCTCTCGTTTGTGTATATAAGTCTCTCTGTTTCCATTGCTTACACCGTCCTTGCTATCAATCTGAAGTTTCTCGCCGCCTCTTTTTGCTGTCCTGCATAACTTGTGTCCTTTGCGTAGATATACTGTATCACGGTCACACTGGAGCCTAAAAGCCCACCGCCTGCGCTGCCTGTCTGTGGCGTATCTGCGTCTGTTGGAGTTTTTCCTAAATCAAACTCCGTAGGTATGCTATTTTGCATTGTCCTTGACACTTTTTGCATTTCCTTTTCAAAGCCTACGCCGATACCTTGCGCTAGGAACACGCCTACCTCGTCTCTCATTACCGTAGAGGGACTCTTGATGCCGAAAAAGGACTTTAAGCCGTCTA